TTACCTCTATGGGAGGCGTACCAAATGTAGAAATATCTACAATATTTTAAATCGGTTCTTATCTATTGCTTGACCTGCTGCAATGGACTCAAGACTACCGATTAATTCTTTTATAGCAGCTATCTTATAATAGGACTGCTCTCTAATTTCTGTATCAGAGTCATTAGAGTTTATAATTTGTTGTATATGACCATCAATCATGCCTTGTAAGACATCTTTAAAGTCATCATCATTTAAAATATTTTTAATGTTTTGCGTGTTCATTACATTCCGCTAGGCATTTGTAAATCTTTAATATCTTTTAATGATGCCATCACTGATTTCATAGAATCAGACCTAGATTTCTCTGAAGCATTTTGAGCATCTGCTTGAATCTTAAATTCTTGCATCTGTAACTCTAATTGCTTACGAGCATTATCTAGTTCCATTTGTTGTTTTTGTAGTTCAAGTTTAGCCATTTCTGTTTGAGCTTTTAACTCTGCTTTATCTCTTTCAACTTTAGCAAACTCTTGAGCTGCTTGAACACTTGGGTCAACTTTAGGTTGGTCTGCTTGTGCTATTTGTTGAGCTTGTTCTGGAGTAATGTCTTGTAAGAAACTAGAAGCATCTTTAAATCCAGCCATATGGATAAATTTAGCTAATGTATCTCTGTATTGTTTAAGGTTGACTAATGGATTATTAAGACCATAACCTTGAATAATTTGTTCTTGTTTACCTAGAATCATTTGCATAGTAGCTAATTGTTCAGCACGAGAACCTGTGCCTAAACCTACATTAATACTAATAGAATATTGTTCTGACCATTCTCTAGGGTTAAATACCATTGGTTTCTTGTTAATCATAATCGTTCTTGAATTAACTTGATACTTACATAGTAATCTAAAGATAGATTGGAATAGTGATTTGACACCTGTTTCTGCAAAGATACGAGCTATTAGCTCTAGTTTACCATTAGCAGCATTAGACATAGTAGCCACTGCTGTTGCTGTAGCGTTTTGTAATACATCTGCACTTAAACCTTGTTGCATATCGCTAACACCTGTGCGTTTAGCTTGTACAGAGTCTAAATACTCTAGTAATGGGAATGATTGACCTGCTGCTGAAGTCACAGCTAACTGTGATACTGCTGCTGGGTTCTTAACACGAATCACACCACCTGCTGTAGATGTTAGTAAGTCATCATAGTTTACTTGACCTTCTACTGCCAATACACGAGCATTATTAGTAAGGTACATATTGTCTAGGATTTGACGAGTTACTGTAGACTTGATTAATTGCAAGTCCATTGTTCTGTCTGCTAATGAGTTACCAAAGAATTTATGTGGTATTGGTAATGGACAGATAGAATGGAAAGGAATGTAATCACAATCCTCATCACTTAAAATCTCATTAGATGCGTATACAATCTTGCGTAGTTCTGCTACACCGTCATCATTATAGTCAACCTTGATATAGCACTCATATACCTCTACGATTTGCATAGAGTGGTCTTGTGACATCATATCGGTAGGTTGTTCACCACGAGTATAACGAGCAATTCTTTCTGGGCTATATTCTAATGCGTTACCAGTATTAAGACCTTCTACGATTTTAGGGTCAAAACCCATAGAGATAAGTTCACTACGAGTAAGCATCTTACGGTGAGCACAGAAACCTGATTCTTGGATATTTCTAGCACGTTTAGAGATGATAAATTCCTCTGGAGGAATGTTCTCTACACGAACTGTACCATTTCGTACTGTCTTACGAACCTTAACATTGTGCGTTACTGTGTTATGGTCAGCTTGTAAACCTGTAATTGGGTCTACAATTTGCTCTACTTTAATTACTTCTGCGTGTGAAACTAAATCTACTTCTTGGTCTTGTAAGATAAGTGCAAGCTCATCTTCGGTTAAACCTTTATATTCTTCTTTAGTGATATTAGTTTCATCATCCCAATATACTTTAACCACACCTACTTTTTCTAGCAGTGCGTCTTTAAACCAGTTATGCAATATGCTAAAACCATCATTGTCTTTATAGAATACATGGTTGACATATGTAGTAGCACCGTCAGCTAAATCTTGGTCACCTTCACTTTGTGGACTAAACTCAACAATGTTGTCAGATGATGTGAATACACGAATAAGTTGTGGCAATGCACCGTCTACAGCTTCTGCTACTTCACCAGTAACAATCTGTGACTTACCCTCTACTTCATTGCCATATGGTCTGCGTAGATAGTACTCAAGTGCTTGTTGTCTTTCATGTGTAGTTTCAGATTGGATATAACCTAACGCACTCCAGATTTCAGAATCTAGAATGGCTTTAAGTTTGCCTTCATCCATTATGTAGCCAGATTTTTTTACATTTGCCATTGTTATACTATCCATGAATTATTAATTTGTAAGGGTTGACCCCAGTTATTATCAGACTCATCTAATCCTACTGCAAGGTATCTAAATGCGTCACTAGCATGGGAACACCAATCGTGCAAAGGTGAGTCAAAGAATACATTACGCTTCTCATCATAGTTACGTCTATAATTGCGTAGTGCATCTAACCCTTGCTTTACATTCTTATCAAACCAGCAACGTGGTAATATTCTGCGTACTGCTTGTATTCCGTCTGCTACTGGTAGTTTCTTTACTACTGTTATCTCTAGTCCTGCTTCTTCAAGCATTTCTTGTCTTGACTTTCCTGTGCCTAATTCTCTTACTACCACGTCATGAGGTAGAAGTTGAACTGCATCACTCCATTCATTATCACGAAGCCAATTAACATAAGTATCTAATCCTTGTCCATGATTCTCGTAAAAGTCTACAAGTCTTATCTCTTTACCTACGACTTGTGCTACCCAAATAGCTGTTGAATCAGACATACCCAAGTCCCATGCACAATACGTTTTTGAGAGAGTTTCTCTAGGGATGGTAGTAATCTGATTCTTGGCTTCTAAATCGTTTATCATTTGTCCGTAGTATGAACCTTCTACTGCGGCATTAAATGAACATTCAAATTCTTGTTGATACTTGTCATCACCCATTTCATTTCTAGCAGATGCTAACTCTTGTGGGTCTAGTAACTTTGTATCACTTGCTTTAAACTCTAGCAGTTTCCAGCTATCATTGCCTTTATCTGCTCTATCTCGTAAGTCTTTAAAGTGGTTATTGCCTTTAGGCGTACCAATAAACATTGCCCAACCTAATCGGTCAGCTAATGCAGGTCTAACTACTTCACTAAATATGGTAGGGTTAATATCCCCAATCTCATCAATCACAACACCGTCTAAATAGATACCTCGTAATGAGTCTGGGTTATCAGCACCGTATAAAGATATACGTCTGCCCATGAAGTCTACTCTTAACTCTGCTATGTTTGCTATTGCACCTAATGGTCTAGTATAGGTTAGCAAGTAATCCCATGCTATACGCTTACACTGTGCATATGTAGGTGCTATATAAGCTAGTCTTGGACTAGGTTTTTCACACAGTAGTGCTGAATGTACCAGTTGATTTATGGCTGATACAGTCTTACCCATACGTCTATGAGCAACCACTACTGTGAACCTGTTGTCCTTCACCATTTGGTGAATCAACTTCTGCGGTTCTCTGGGTTCGTACCCAGTATTTAGAACATCATTCAATTCCTGTTACAATCTTAATAATTACTGGTTCATCTGAATCGCCAGTTACTTTATTCTCTTGTAAGGCTTTACCGTCTAATCTATCACCTAACTCTTTAATAGCAGTCATATCGCCTTCAGATGCTTTTATAAGCAATGCTTCGGCTATTTGTCTTAATCGTTGAGCATCATCTTGTACTACAGCTCTACGAATTGTTTCCGCCCATAACCTATTGGATTTAATAGAGTTTTTATTTCCTAGCGGTGCACCGACTTTATTTGTTGTTTCTTCCATGTTGTAACTCCATTGCTGGGTCATTACCTTTGTTATTGAATGTTATGCTAATTCCGTTACGCAAAGTGTTGAAGCTGCTACAGTTGCATCTTTAATGTATGCAATCTTATCACCTGCATTAACTTTAAATATACCTACAGAGTTTGTAGGAATCATCATGCTTGTTGTAATTGATGCTGTTGGTGTTGCACCAAATGAAACATGGCAATGACCAAGTGAACAAGAAACTCTTACTAAAGTTGTTCCTGTACCAAATGCTGTTGAAGCTGCTGTTGTATTACCTACTGAAAATACTTGTGATGTACTTGGTGAGTATACTTCTATTGGATTTCTATTGTCATCAAATCTAATAATGCTCATTACTATTCCCCTGTATTATATTCGTTAGTATCGTTTTCTTTATTACCGTTTTCAAATTTAGCCATCATAAGCATCTTCTTCTGTGCTGATGTGAGTGGTGTTTTAATCGGACCACCTACTAGCCATGCAGAGCAAGTTCTATCTGCTGCACACTTGAAGTCAAATAACTCACAGTATCCTAGTTCAGCAGAAGCAATCACTTCTGGTGCATAAGATTCATTTACAGGTTCATCACCTGCTACACCATTAACAATGCAATCCATCATCTCTGGTGTCTGTATAAAGGCAGAACAATTACCACAGCGTGATTGTTTAGCAATCTCTGGAGTAGTTGCCCATTCATCTGCACGTTTAGCCCAAAATACTTTATCTTCTATGTCTGGGTTTACTGGACCATAGCCTACGTTCTTAAATGCCCAATCTCTATGCTTGAGATTAAGTAAAATATCATGTGTGGCTATAGGACATTTCATTTCTTTTTATTCCTTGCTGAAATAGTTTTAGCTTTTGCTTTAGCATCTGTTTTAGATGATGCACCCCAAGCCTTTAAAGATAATAATAATCTTGTTGGCTCACCATTAGGTTTATGTTCTGCACCCTTCATATTTCCCATGCGAGCTAGGAATGATGCACGTCTAGGATTATCACCAGACTTTACAGGTGCTTTTAAATGACCGCCTGTTTCTTTGTTGTAAGATGCACGACCTTTGGCATTAAGTCCGCCTTTAGGATTCTTGCCTTCTTTCTTTTGCCAAGCTCCACTCATTTCTTTTTAGCTGTCTTTGCTGATTGTTTAAATGCCATAGCAGTAGGAGCACCTTTAGTGCCTACTTTACGCATTTTCTCACCAGAACCAGCTTTGATTCTAGCTTTCTTTGCAGCAATATTGGCATAAAGACCTTGTTTAGTAGCCACTTTTCATGCCTTTTTTCTTTTTACTCATACCAGCTTCTGATAATGCAATAGCTACAGCTTGCTTTTGTGATTTAACTACTGGACCTTTTTTAGAGCCAGAGTGCAATTTACCTGCACCAAATTCTTTCATTACTTTACCTACTTTAGCCATTTTAGCTGGTTTTGCTTTTGGTTTTGACATTGCCATTTTATTTCCTTATTTTAGATAACGTAGTTTATAAAGAGTTGAATCAATTAGGTCTGCTATTTCGTCTACCAAGTTTTGTAGTTCTGTATCTTGTGGTAGTTTTGCTCTTAACTCTTCAACATTATGCGATAGTTCTTCTAATTGGGCTACAGAATCTGTTTTAGGTAATGAATATACTTCTGGGTAACCTTCAATCTTAAGTTGTCCGTATTTACCCATGTATGCTTCTACATACATATCTGTTTTTTCTGTTAGGCTATCGTAGAACTCACCTAATGTAACGTGCTCTGAAAAAGAGTTACTTGCCCAGTGCAATAAATGAGCATTAGTAACTTCGTGAAGTAACATAAGTGCAAATATACTTGCTACTTTATCTTTACTCACTTCTGTTTTGAATGATTGTTCCATGCTCTTTATCCTGTATAGGTTCTTTGTCTAGCTTGATATAAGTCTTGTCATATCTGCAATCGTTGCAAAGGGAATACTCTGTGCGGTCAAATGCTTCGCCACAGGTAGTGCATATTGCTACAGATATTGTCATATAAAAGTAAAACCCCACTTATGGAGAGAGTTATAAGCAGGGTTTTGGAGGGATTACGTTTCTTT